AATTGCGTTCTCAATTTCCTCTACTATCTCACGATAGTTGTAGTCTGAGATTACCTCAAAATCTCTTTGAGGCTCATCAGGTAGTGTGATGGTTCCAGCAGGTAAAGTAACGGATAAATACACATCATTGTTGTATCGTGTGCTGGCAGTAATATCCTTTGCCTTGCCGATTTGAGCAAGTGCTAGTTTGCCAACTTCCTTCTGATATTTTTCCATAGCCTTTTGGAACTTTGCTTCGTTATCTTTGTAGTTAGCCTTATCTTTCTTGAGTTGTGCTAACTTTGTTTCTAGCGCCTTGATAACCTTAGTTGTGGCTATCTTTACATTTATTGCTTTGCCTTTTGCCATTGGATTCCTTTCGGGTATAAGGGGTTTGGTGAGCAGTTTAGCCTAGTCATGCTCAGGACTCGTTAGCGTATGCTAAACCTAAAGGCTTACGCCTTCCAAGTTGTCCAGCGGGTCTTTCCCTCAACATCTAGTTTTACTCGCACCGAGCCAGATGAGTTTGGAGAAATCTCCACAATGGTTCCTGTTACCTTGCTCTTTTGCGAGGTATAGGTGTCGCCTACTTTGTAGGTTGCTGACTTTGCCATTTTGCTTCCTTTCGTTGTTGTTATTACAATTCTAGCAGGATTGCTAGAAAATATCAAATCGTGTTGCCTGTTTTCTGTGTGATATAGGTCACTTATGTCCTAGCCCAGCAAATAATAGGACACTTCCGATAAATAGGACAATTAGGACTTCCATGCTTCCTCACTTCTTAGACGATGAAAATAGGATATTATTACGCTCGAATACGCATTGGCCGCAAGTAACACACGCTGAGCCTTGTTTGGATATTAGCGGAATCTTTTTATTATTCTCAGGGCACTTGACGGCTGACTTACCTATCAAGTTTAGCATATCCTCCCTACCTAACGCAAATGTTGTAGAGAGGTATGCTAGTTTTATTCCCTCCCCCGAGAGACCTTGTGCGATATTTTTATTGTCGCTATCGGTAGAATAATATAGGCCTAAATTTTCAACATCCTTGAGAATACGAGCAGCACTTGCTACTCTCGTGTATACCCAAAATTGTACGTCACTGTGCTTCTCAATAACCGTCTTCCACGCGAAAGTATAGGTATCATTGAAGAAATCACCATCCCAGTGAATGCGGAATAATTTTTCTGCAGACTTTTTATCGCAATCCTTTTTAAAATCAATAATCATCTCGTCTAGTAGATTAATCATCTCTTCATAGGTAGCATTGCTAAGCAGGTCCCAATTATGAATGAGTGTTGCTTTTACACCTTTGTAGATTTTCTCAAGTTTGCCTGCATAGCAGACTTTGGAACATATAGAGGTTTCACCAGGGCAACTGTAATTCTTTCCAGCAGGTAGTCCAAACGTGTTGGCAATTGTTGGGGTTTTTCCATTAGGGGAGACGGCATTGGTTACTTTCCTATCGTTAGAGCGTTTGAGGGTAGGGGTTGGGTTCATATATCTATTTTACCTTTCAGGGTCAAAAATGTCAAGTTTCTTATGCTTGATCTTTCGGGAATATTTAGACTTGTCCCTTAATGGGGAGGCAGCATTGGATCTACGTAATTCTTGAATCTTACGTAACTCCTCTTTAGTCTTTTTCCACATATAATAATATTATCGTATTTCTAGCCTAGAGTCAAATCGTAGGAGGTTCTAGGCAAATCGGACACCCCCGGCCCCGATCCTTACGCTTTTGTTAGGTTTCTAATTCGCATTTGATAACGATAAACATCTCGCTCTAATTTACGAATACGCAAAAACGAAAACAAAATAAAGATAAGGCTACCCGCAAGGGTAGCCATTATCGTTATGTATAGTGGCATATCTACAAACATCAAATCACATCCACAATTCTGATGAACGAGTGAGTGCCATGCTCATTGAGTGATTCCTCTTTTTCTCGCAACTCAAACAATTCGACAACTGCTGTATTTAGCAATTCAGAGATATCGCTTTCCGACATTGTTAGCAATTGTGGAAACTCGTCTAGGCTCATCTCATGCTCAAAGACGACAACTGTTTTCTTTATCATTGTATTAGACATTACTCATCAACCAATCTTCCATATCTGGATTCTCTTCTAAAGAGAGGAAACTTTCCTCATCTTCTAACTCTACCATGGGCTCTTCCCATGGCGCAACTAGGTCAGAGGAATATTCTACAAATTCCTCTAGTGATTCTTCCCACACTTCGGGGGTATCCCAAATCGTAGGCTTTTCCCAACTATATTGATAACTCATTACGCACCTACCTTTACAATTCCGCAAGCATTACGAAACTTATCATAGTCAAAGTTAGGATTATCGCTGGCACAATAATCAGCAATATCCTCTACCAAATCCTCAAAAGTAAATCGCTCAATGAGGTCAGCGAAAGATTCTAGAATATCTGCTAGAGTAACATAGTCTTTTCTTGTTAGCATTATTTTTCTCCTTTTCGGTTCTTGTTATATTCTTATACTACACGAAGCCACCGACAAACGCAAATCCAAATTCGGGAGATTCTGGACATCTGCGTAATTGTGTTTTTTATCACAAGACAAAACGGACATGGCCCCCGGCCCCCCGACACGCCCGACCTCGTTACACGAATATTTTCCTATTTTTTGCCAGGGCGAATCAATTCATTACACTCCGCACAAAGATACGCATTTTTTAGAATACGATACTTACGACATAAACTACACTTTTTCACTGATGATCCTCCAACTCTAGAAACAATAACGCAAGAGCGGTTCCAATAAGTGTAGCCAATACACCCAATCCAAACACGATAACATAGAACATTAGAGATTACCTCTCAATGTTCCGCTTACGCCTAGAATATCGCATGATACTTTTACGCTTATGCCTTTTGGCAAATTATTAGGGTACTCATTTACAAATTGAGCAACGGCACCTTTAGAAGGTAGAGAGATTTCTCTAACCTCTCCCGAATATGTTTCTACTTTTACTTTATACATTAGGAGAAAATCCTTTCTGCTATTTCTACAATTCCGCTGGCGGATTGCCAACCTTCACTGGTGTATTGGTGAACATCTATAACCTCAAACTGAAATTGTGTATCACCTAGCGGGTCTAGTTTATGAAATCCTTTATGTAGGGCAGAAAGAGAGTCCTCTGCCTCAACATATGTTTCTAGAATTACTTTATATTTATTCATTAGCAATCTCCGTTCTTTACGGCAACATAGCGATATTTATCTTTTATGAATCCTTGTTCGCGGATACGCACAAGGTAAGCGTCTATTCCTTGACCGAAATAAACTTTATCGGTGAGTTCTGCCTCAACGATATAACCTCTAACAGTAGGCGAAATATAATCGCGCCCTGCTAATAAAGTTTCTACGGAATATAATTTACTCATAGGGGATTCCTTTCTAGTCAATTTCCCATTTAGTATAAACAGTTCCTCTATCCTCATCATAGAAAGAGAATTGAGAGATATTTTGCTCACACACTTCACAGAAAGTGAAATAGTCAGCCTCAGCGAAAGAATAAGCAACTACGGAAATTGCTTGTTTATTAGGTGTATGAAGCGCACCCTCAACGCATAGTTTTTTATTTACTAGTGTAGTCATATTATGACCTACCTTTCTTTTATCTAATAGTCTTATTGTTTCATGGATTCCGAAAAATATCAAGGGGACTATTCGGACATATGCCACAATTCCAAAATTATTTTTGTTACCTACATCACACCCCTGCGACACGCCCGAGTGCGTTACACGAAAATATTCCCCTTTTTTGATAGGTGTTATTTTTACTGCGACACACCCCCTGCGTTACACGAATTTTAACCTTATTTCTGAACACTTTTTTATAGCGTCTTAACGACACGCCCGAACGCGGGGGCCGGAAAGATCGTCCGGGATTTTTATTGCATTACTGCATACAATGCAATCATTCCACCAAAATAAACAATCGCTAAAGCAATAGCAAAGAACCAAGATGTATCCATTATAGATAGTTCTCCGTTTCATATTCCATTTGTTCTAACATCATTTCTGTATACAATTCTTCAAAGTATTCATCTGTTTGATTATTCATTTTAGATTTCTCCATTTCTTACTGCGACATATCGGAAGTGGTCACGATATAAGCCGCTATCTTCTCTAACTTCGATTAGATAGGTGTCTAATCCTTCACCAAAGTAAACGCTATCGTTACTTGTAGCGTTTACGATAATTCCATTTATACTAGCGGAATTGTACCGCTTGCCAATTAGTAGGTTTTCTACTGTGTATAGTTTAGCCATGCTAGTTACCCTTTCTCTAGGTACTTTCTTGAGGTTTTTATTTGCTAGGCTCATGTCTTGCGACCTTATTTGCTAGGCTCAAACCTCTATTTTGTTATATTCTAATACTAGCATACGATACCCAAAAAGTCAATACGACACGCCGTTTTACATCCATGTAATTTATGTGGTCTTAGTCACAGTATAATTCGGACATTTAGGACGACCCCCGGCCATGTCCGTTTTGCCCCTATTTAGGCAGTCATTTTAGTCAAAGAAAAAATATTTTTGGAAATGTCCGATTTGATAGCATTTCTAATTTGACTTTTTGAGATTTTCGTGCAAAAATAAGACTATAAGAAAGGTTGAGAAAGTCTCAATACTAGAAAGTAGGAAAAAATGGATAACATCAAAATCCAAGAAGTCTGGGATATGACCCCAGAGCAAACAAAAGCAGATTATGCGCTAATAGATGCGCTAATCGCAAAAGGTAACTATAAGAAAGTAGGAAAATAAATGAGTTACATCAATGATGAATTTAGATTTATGGATTACGATTTGCCATACGAGCGAAAGACTCGCGGGTATCAAGGTGATTTGCTACCTGATTGGAAAAAGAAAGAAATTCGTGAGGGTATTGCTAGAGCAAAAGCAAAACTTTCTGCTATGACTCCAGAAGAGTTAGAAGCATTCAATAAGAGAATAGGACTCTAATATGAGCAATATGAAAACTATCTATATCGATTTAGTAGAGCGATATCCTCTACCATTACACAAGTATATGGAGGGTATTCCTGAATCACTACAGGAAGATGCGCTAGAACTATGGAAACAAAACCATAGTGCTGTTTGTGAGTGTTATATCTAAACACTCACGATCTTGTGATCACAATACCCTATGCATAGTGTGCTCACTAATTTTTTTGTTTTATTTTTTTATAATCACGTATCATACATCTTTAGAAAATATTCAGATTTTTACAAAATGAAAAATTTTTCAGATTTTGCAGGGTATAATAGAACTATGCTCTGCCAACACATATACGAAGAAACTGAAGACTATATTTGTAGACATTGCGACCAGCCAACCCATAAAACAAAATGGCTTGCTTGGAGACAAGAGCATAAGAAACATCAAAAGGCTATGAACGTATATAGCAGAGAATATGAAAATCCTACAGTTTGGTGGTCAATTTAAATGGGTATATTAGATAACTTTGAAGCATGGGTAGATTTAGATAGTTTGGCAACAAAAGTTTTTAAAGAAGAGGTTTGCGATAATTGCGGGTGTAAAAGTGAGTCCAATAGCACAGATCTATTATCTCCTAAAGACCCTAGATAACCTTGAAATAAAAATTTCAGAATTGCAGATAGCCAAACAAATCGAAGACGATGCATATGGCAATCTATGGTATGAAGAGAAAATTGACGAGGCACAAAAGAAACTAAGTCGAACCAAACACCTACTAATAGAATTGGTTAAAGAACTATAATGACTCCAGAAAAAGCATTCAATATACTAAAAAATGAAACTTTGTTATTTTGCGATAATATGCTAGAACTTAACAAAGATAATGATCAGGTTATTATTGATAAAAGAATATTTAAGAATTTTAGATGGTTTGTAACCTTACAAGAATTATCCACTGACGATTCGCTTGGTAGCACTAGCAGCGATTCTAGGTAGTTTTTTATAGTTTGTTTTTAATTCTTCTTCAATTTCGGACGGGGAGAGACCTCTCTTTTTGGCATTTGCAATAATCTGTTTTTCAAACTCTTCTATTATTATTGCCATAATAACCTTTGGATCGGTAATCATTAATATCGTGGAAAGTTCTTTTTAGATCCTATTAGTAGTATATCTTGGTATTTCTTTATGTAGTCATTGCAGATTGCATCCATTTGGTCCCGAAATTCTTCAGTGATCTTTTCTGGATTTGGTGTTTCATAATTCTTTAATGCAGATGCTTGGAATAGAATGATGTCATAGAAGTCGCCTTCTTTAAAATCATAATCTGGTCTCCAATGTGGTTGATGAGTTCCCGTGAAAAATACTGCTCTGTTTCTCTTCATAGGTATTTTTTCATCCAACACATAGAAATCCCAATCAATGTTTGCCTCAAGTTGTACATTGCAATAATACCCAGTAAAGATTTCTGATCTATCACAATGTGGCAATAATGATGGCGGGTGCTCGCTTTCTAGTGAATACCTTGCCCAAAGTCCACCTGATGGTGAAGAAGGCTCTTCAATCAATCTAGTTACATTTTTTTCAAATTTGTTTTTTGCTACCTGTGGAATTTCTTTTCCATTCATCATAGCAATAAATCCATTAGATGGGTTCTTGTTAAACTCTTGCCACTTATCTCCGCTTTCAGCAATACCTTTATCCATTTTTTCGTTAACCATTGCATAAATAATTTCAATTTCTTCTTCAGTAAAGAAATCATCAATGATCACTGGGCCTATAATTTTGGACATATTACCACTTCCCTATTGGACAACTGTTTCTTTTGTAATCCACCTTTAATATCATACCACATCCACACTTTTTACATGTCATGGTGTTCTTGCGAAGCGCAGGACAGTCCATGCAAATTTTTAAACGGGATTTACCAAGTTCTGTTTTAGGTTCTTCTACCACTCTACTTCATCCTTATATGTAACACTATATTCGCCACCGTATACTTCCGCATATGACATGATATCTTTATTATATCTTATACAGGTTGTTTTATCTATCAGGCCTGTTTGATATTTATATCCACGGGTAAGTTCCTCAAAAGCAAACTTCCAGGGACCTTCTTTTAGCAATGCACTATTCATGCCATTCATATACTTTTCTTTTCCAAGTCGTCTAGAAACAAAACCTTGCTTACCCTCCATATAATCCATATGTTTTTCCACAGAATTGTGGATATCATTGTTCATAACAAATTGTGTTTGTGGACAATCCATCAATATTGACCAATGTTGCATGTTTTCGCTATAATCGACTTTGTTTTTGTAAGTCGAATCTGCGTATGCCATGCGTAGGTTGTCATCAAGGGATGTTTGAGGCTCTATTGCGAACGCGAGAAGAAAACACGTTGCGAATGGAAACTTTTGATTGTATTGCTTGACCTTGTAATGCGTATTTGGATTAAACGATTCGACTGAAATATTGTCTTCCATAAGTCGCATGTGATTTCCGATTGATACATAGTCTGGAGAGTTCATATCGCAGTCAACGAATAGACAGTCCTTTGGATCTATACCGTCAGCGAGAAGTAAAAGATTTTTATCGTATGTACCAACCACTGACGAGCCATTATATTTCCACAATAACTTTGCCGACATAAAGCCATCAACATCTGGCGAGACTATTAACTTTTTAGAGTACGCAATGGTATCCAGAATTTCTTTTTGCAAAACACTCCTAAAAATGTGTTAGAATAAAACTACTATGTCAGTCCAAGATTGGTTAGGCCTAACTCTTACAGCGCTATCAATTGTAGCACTTATCACTGGAGGAATCAAGTGGCTTGTAAAACATTATCTTTCTGAACTCCGCCCAAATTCTGGATCAAGTTTAAAAGATCAGGTCAATAGACTTGAGGAACGTGTTAATTCTATTTACGATCATTTGCTAAATAAGTAATCTATATATATAATATATATTTATATAGAGTATATTATATATAATAACTATAATATATATCTTTTATATAATATATATATTTATTGTAGCAGAGTTTTTTAGGTTTGTCAAGTTTCCTATCCCTGGCTAGAAAAATTGATTATTGTGTTATAATTTTAGTATGTGCGGAACATCATCAATTAATCAAGTTGGCGCAGATCCAATCAATATTAAATGGAAGGTCGTCAGAGGCGATACTGCCACCCTAAGAGTAGATTTTTTAGAAGATGACGAAGCAACAGCAATAGACATAGATGATTGGACATTTTCATCTACTTGCTATGATGGATCTGGAGATATTCTTGATGAATTAACAGTTACAGCGTATACTGGCTATGTTGTTATAACTGCATCTCCATCAGTTACTGAAAATTGGGGCAGTGGATATAGAAATATTGTTGCAGATTTACCTTTTGACTTACAAATAGATACTGGTGATGATGTAATTTGGACACCAATTATTGGAACAATTACTGTTCAAGGGGATGTTTCTCCAGGATTATGATAATTAAAATAACATCTCCAGAAGTTACACCAGCAAAAGTTATAAAGATTAATGATAAAGTCTTTATAATTAAAACTGGTGAATGATGAGCGTTAGCCGTAAAGCAGAAATTCCTGGCAGACCAAATTTAAAAAATTCTTATGCTGAAGCAGTTATGGAGTCTGTTTCAAAAGGCATACAAGGCGATATGGGGCCTCAAGGTCCTCAAGGGCCACAGGGACCTCAAGGACCAAAAGGAGATGCTGGAGATAGAGGTCCAAAAGGCGAAAAAGGAGATCCTGGAAGAGTTGGTCCACAAGGTCCAAAAGGTGAAAAGGGAGATCGTGGACCAAAAGGTGATTCTGGACAAAACGCCACTCCATTATCTGGACAAATGCCAGGGTGGGCACATTATGAAAATTTAAATCAAACACCACTACCATTAGGATTATCTAGAGGTAAGGATGGTTGGGTAAGCATGATAATTGATGCAGAAGGAAAAAATACATCTAATGAGTTTTTACCAGAAATGACTGCACAGTTATGGAATCCAAATACACAACGATTTAATTTTAAGGGTTTGTCTATTGGGGCGTATGTTCAAATAACTTATAATTTTGAATTAACTACATACATGAATAATACCGAACTATGGGTAAAAACAACCTTTCCATTATCAAACATGTCATTTTCACAGTTTGTAGCAAATCTTAAATATCAATATACATACGATTTTTCTGTAATGCAAACAATTTTTATCGCTAATAATAAAATGAAAACAGAGGGGGCCATACCAGAAATCAGAACTGACTATGATTCAGAGGTTAAAATAAAATCTATATCAGTTCACGTTTCTTAGTGGTATAATAAATCTATGGCATTTCCAGCAACCTATAATTTTGAGTATTATGCAGGCGATACTTATCAGTTTGTTATCCGTCCTAAAAATTCTGATGGTACAGCATTTGATCTAACTGGATATAGTGCCGACTTTACAATAGCAACAGCAAGAGGTTCAGGTGCAACACAATATGAGGCTGATGTTACTGTTAATACTTCAACAGATATTTTAACTTGCACAATATCGTCAACATTGGGAGAAACTATTCCAGCAGATGCCACATATGTTTATGATGTTCAAATCAACAATGCCTCAAGTATTGTTCATACTTTATTGACTGGAACAATAACAGTAACTGAACAAGTTACAGGTGCATAATGCCAGAAGTTTTAGTTAGCAACGATGATATTACAGTCCTTGGTCCACCAGAAGTCATTGAAATATTGACAGATTTTGGTGCCACTGGACAAAGAGGCAGCCAAGTGTTTGTTGGTTTAGGAAATCCAAATTCAGTTTCAATAGGACAAACTCCAGAACTAAATGATTTATATATCAATACATCTCCAGGTTCTAATTATGGTTATATGTATCAATATATGGTTCAACCAGGCGGGGAGACTTGGGTAGAAGTATTAAAAATATCACCAACAATTTATTCAAGCATTAATGAAACAACTTACGTAAGTGGAGATGTTTCAATTAGCATTCCTATTATAAATATAACATCAGAAACAGGTTTATCGGCAGATAATTTTTGCATTAGATATAGTACAGTTCATACAAACCCAGTAGCCACTTCTATGGAGATCCCTGCTCTTGTTGGAGATGAAGATACATTAGTTATTAATTTACATTCTGCAGAATTTAATGGTACAACGTGGTCTGCTCTTTCTGGAACCGTTACAACCCATTTATTTATATCAATTGTGGTATAATTCAAAGTGGGTGATAATTAAAAATGGCTGATTCTATTGGTAGTGTGTACCCTGCCTCAATACCAGATTATGAAGATTCTGCAGATATAAAGGCTGCGTTACGTTTATATCATTATGGAAGTGAAACAGCACCAGTTTCAGAGGCTGGAGTAGCAGCAGAATCTGTTGCAGGATATTTAATAGATTTACAAGATCAAATAGATGTTTTAGATTCTCAAACAGCCATTGAGCCAACCATTGTAGATGCTAAAGGCGACCTGATTGTTGGAAGCGCATCCGATACAGTAGATAACCTTGCGGTAGGAACAAATAATCAGATTTTAATTGCAGATTCAGCAGCAACACTCGGAGTAAAATGGGGAGATGCAACAAGTGTTGTTTCCCTTGGATCGACCTCTGCTGCAGGAAAATTACAATTAACAGATTCAACATCAAGTACTTCAACAACAACAGCAGCAACTCCAAATTCTGTTAAGGCAGCATATGATTTAGCAAATGGCGCAGTTCAAACATCTAGTGTCAATGCAAATCTTATAACTTTTTTTGCAACTCCATCATCTGCAAATTTAGCAAGTGCAGTAAGCGATGAAACTGGTTCAGGTGCTTTAGTTTTTGGAACATCTCCATCAATTACAACTGCAACAATGACAAGACCAGTTTTTATTTCACCACAAGAAAGATTTAATATTTCTGCAACAGCAGCAACTAGCACAATAAATTTTAATGCTTTAACATCAGCAGTATTATATTATACTTCAAATGCAAGTGGTAATTTTGTTATCAATTTAAGAGGCGATGGAAGCACAACTTTAAATTCACTCATGACTACTGGAGATGCTATGACGGTTGTATTTTTAAATACAAACGGAGGAACGGCATATTACAATACCTCAGTTCAGATTGATGGAACAACAAGCGGAGTAACTACAAAGTGGCAGGGAGGAACAGCACCTTCGTCTGGAAATACTAGTTCAATTGACTCTTATTCGTATACAGTTATTAAAACAGCGAATGCGACATTTACAGTTCTAGCCTCACAGACAAAGTTTGCTTAAAAACTAATGCCAATTCTTTCATCTTTAGCAGCAGCATCAGCCAAGGCTTATGGAATGATGGCTAATGCATTAAGAATTATTAGTGATAGTTTTAATAGATCAAACGGATCTTTAGGTTCAACAGAAACTGGAGAGCCATGGCAATTAACAAGAGGAACATGGTCAATTTCTTCTAATGCAGCATCATCTACTGATTCTGGTGATTCATATCCAATGGCAACTGTTAACACAAATAAAACAGATATAACTGCATCAGTTAAAACAACAGATAATGGATTAGGAATTGCTTTTTGGGTAACTGATGCAAATTCATGGTGGGCATCAACAACTTATGCAAGTTCTTCAACATCTTGTGATACCTGTTATCAAACTTGCTATCAAACTTGTTATCAGACTTGTTATCAAACTTGTTATTCTTGTGATTACGGTCTTGTTTCTGGTTCAACATGCGTAGATCCTGAGACACTACAGCCTATTGGTCCAGCAACACCATATAACTGTAATCCATATAATTGTAATCCTTATAACTGCAATCCTTATTCTTGTAATCCATATTCTTGTAATTGTGTTACAAGTTATTCTTATAATTTAAGAATTATAAAGTCAGACCTTGGAACAGTAACAACTCCAACCTCTGACATATCATTGCCATCATCTCCTGCAGCAATGTATGTATCAACATCTAACAATACAATAACTGCAAAAGCGTATTCTGACACATCTATGACAACACAAATTGGTTCTACAATGTCATATACTCCTACAAGCCCAACTAAAGGAACAAGGATCGGAATATTTAAAAGTCCTGTTGCATATAATCAAGGAACAACCCTTGATGATTTTTCAGCAACAGTATAATAGTGTATAATGATAAAGGAGGAATAATGTCAGAAATAAATCCAGAAACACAAGAAGTTTTAAATGCTTTGCCTTTGCCACCAGTGCACATAGCATTGGTTATTGAAGATGAAGTTGTAGATATCATTCATGCAAACGATAGGCTTGGATCAATATTTTTAAGTAATCCTACTATTGTAGATATCAGCGATAATCTAGATAATGTTAAAGTTGGATATATTTATAATTCTGCTACAGAACAATTTTCAGAACCATCTTAGGATAACTGATGTCTAATAAAAGTAGATGGCAAATTTGGAAAGAGTCACAGGCTCAAGTTAAGCCATGGGACATTTTTAATCCAGAAAATAACGTTGGCAAGTCAACTCAAGAACAAAGATATTTGATATGCCTATCTTGTCCAGAATTAATTCAAGCAACAAAAACATGCAAACTTTGTGGATGTTTTATGAATCAAAAAACAAAGTTGAAGATGGCTTCGTGTCCAATAGGAAAGTGGGATTCTGCAAATGAATAAAAGTTTTTATTGTGATGGAAAATCACGAGTATATGAAAACTTTTTAACAGAAGAAGAATGCGTAGAACTTTATAATTTTATGCATAACTTTGAATATGATAAATTACAAGAATATAAAATAGCAAGATATTTTAATAAAAGACAAATAAGCAGAACACAAATGAAAGAACAACCTGGATTTGAAAATATTATGGATACAATTCAGCCAACGTTAAATAAAATAAATGATAGGTTAAAAAGTATATTAAATGAAGACGATCATGAAACTGATTGGAATATTGGTGAATATATTTTGATGAGAGTTTTTAAAGATGGAATACCTAACGATCATCCAGGAAATAAAAATGAAGGAATGTTTTTACATGTAGATAATCATGACTGGATGGAAGGTAAAGTTTTTTGGGGTGTTGTTGTTTATTTAAATGATGATTATGAGGGCGGAGAACTTTATTATCCAGAATATAATCATGAATATAAGCCTAAACGCAAAGATTTAATAATGCATGTAGGAGACATTATTCATGGAGTAAAAGAAGTAACAAGTGGAACTAGATATGCTGCTACTGTTTTAGTTAGAGTTAAAGGTAAATATAATGAAAAACCATTGCCAGTAAAAGAATATGATTCAGATGGAAGATATTTTTATCCACCAGGATATTGGGGTAAAAGAATGCCAGATGATCCAATTCAGGGAGATATAAAGATTCCTAGATCAGATGGAACTTTTGCAGAATATAATGATAGTCCAACTTTATATATTCCAAAGGCTTAGTATCTTTCCATCCACTCTTTAGTTTTCCAAGTAATGCCTTTCCAAGCAGACCAGTCTTTGCCACCATCACTCATATGATAAGCAATCTCTGCATTCTTAACTGGGTTAAATAAGTCTTCATTAGACTTTAAGTTAAACTTTTCCCTTCTTACTTCTCCCATTTCGCCAAGCATATTGATTTGAAATAGTCCATAAGAGTTATCTCCAGTTTTTCTATTTCCATTAAAAGAGTTTGGGGTACCCATTGACTCTTTCATAACAGTTGCCCAAGCAACCTTTAATGAATATCCTTCAAATCCTACATGCTTTAATATTTTAATTAGTTCATCTTTTTCAAGAGGGGTTCCATATTTATATTTTTTCTTAATTTCATTATTTTCCTCCTTAGAAACCGAAAAAACCGCTTTCGCGGTCAGATCTGCGTCATAGACGGAATTATAACTTAAATTATTTTCAGCATTAGCAGCGGAATTAGCATAAAACGCTATCGCTGCCACTCCTGAGAGTACGCCAATCATTGCCGACTTATTCATGATCGTTTCCTCCTTAGAAAACAAAACACCATCTTTTAATGGTGTTACTCACCAGTATATCAGAAAGTTTATTTTTTTGTCAAATTTTAACGATTTTCCGTAATTGTGTTATAATAATTTTATGGCATCAGGATCAACACCATTAAATAATATACCATATCCTATTAATTCTGACCCAGTAAATGTTCAAGGGGATATGCAGGAAATGGCTGAAAGAATTGATGATGTTTTAGATGAATTTAATACTATTTTAGATGCACAAGATGCAGAAATTGCAACAATACCAACGTTAATTGCTGAAGCAGGAGTAGAAGAATTGCTTGCTGGTGGACTAACTTGGGGACAAATTAAGACTGGCGAATCTCCAACTTCTTAATATGTTATAATTTTACTATGGCAACATTCAGAGGTTCTGGTCAATCATCTTATGATATTGGAGATGCCCCACCACTTGTTAAGTGGACCATTGTAAAAGGTGATACAGCAGCATTTAAGGTATATGTAACAGATGATGCCAAAGTTCCTCTCGTTATAGGAGAATGGGACATTAGTGCTGAGTTTAGAAGACCAGATATAGCAGATAATTTTGATCAAGATACCGCTGGAACAGTTTTTACATTAACCCCTGCCCCAGATGGAGATGACGGGGACGGAGAGTTTACAGTTAAACTAACATCTAATCAGTCTAATCAACTAAGAACTGGAGATGTTTTTGATATAGAATTATCTAATCCAGATACAGTTTGGACAGTTGCTCGTGGAAAAATGATAGTTCTAGAAGATGTAACAGACTAATGGCTTCTGTAACAATTTTAAATAAACCCACAGTTATTCTTGGAAACCTTGAAAGAAATAATTTTCCTAAAATTTCAATTAAAGAAAAAGATAACAAAAATATAACAATAAATGAATTTCTTGCTTTTAGAGTTAAAATTATTGACAAAGATATAGTTTCTTTTGGTGTTAACAATGTTCCTGGAGTAGGTTTGCAAATAATTGGCATTAGTAATTATATTTTATAAAATAATTATGTTATAATTTAGGCATGTCCCGACTATCAATTTCAACAGTAAAAACCAAGTTTCAAACTGGAGATCGTCCAAGTCAGCAGGACTATGAAGACTTAATAGATTCTGCAGCGGCAAATTCAACAGACCTTGGAACGTTTGGTAATAATGAGAATTCAATATCAGGCATTGAAAGTGCAACTGTTATTGATAATTTTGATGCTACCGCTTGGCGTTTGGTAAAGTATATGATTTCTATTGCCAAAACATCAGCGGGAGACAATAAATATTATGCTACTCAATTAGATATTTTAATTGATGGTACAGATATTAATGTAAATGAATATGGGACTATAGACAATGATGGGAATATTGGCACCATTAGCGTCTCTAAAGTAGGGTCAACAGTAAATATAACTGTTACCCCAATTGCAGGAATAACGCCAGTCACTGTACGATTTGCTCGTATGGGACTTAAGGCTTAATCCAAAAGGAGATAAACATGGCAACAGTAAATAAAGACTTTAAGGTTAAAAATGGTCTTATTGTTGAAGGCACAACAGGTACCATCAATAATTATGATATTTTAACAAAAAGTTCAGCAGACCAAACATACATTGTTGGTCTTATTGGTGGTGCAGCAACAGATGCAGCAACACCAGATACAGTAGTACTTCGTGATGAAAATGCTGATTTTGCTGCAAATATGATTACAGCAGATCTTACAGGTGATGTAACAGGTACCGTATCTGATATTTCAAATCATGATACAGATGCCCTTACAGAAGGTTCTACAAATCTTTATTACACCGATACACGTGCTCGTGGAGCAGTTTCTGGAGGTACTGGATTAGACTATAACTCAGGTACTGGTGTATTTGATATTGATTCTACAGTAACTACAAATACTGGTACACAAACACTAGAAAACAAAACAATTTCTTATACAAATAACACAATTACAGTTCAGGTATCAAATGTTTCAGATCTCTCAGCCTCCGCTGCAGAATTAAACACACTTGATGGAATAACAGCATCTACTGCTGAACTCAACATTCTTGATGGCGTAACTGCAGACTACACTGAACTTAATATCCTTGATGGCGCAACGCTTTCAACAGCAGAACTTAATCTTCTTGATGGAGTTACTGCTACAACAACAGAGTTGAACTATGTTGATGGCGTTACAAGTTCTATTCAAACACAATTGGATGATAAGGCACCTCTTGCATCACCAGCCTTAACAGGAACTCCAACTGCACCTACTGCATCAGCAGGAGATAACAGTACACAAATTGCAACAACCGCATATGTTGAAACTGCTGTTGCAAATCTTGTTGATGGCGCTCCAGCACTTCTTGATACTCTTAACGAACTTGCTGCTGCAATTAATGATGATGCAAATTTTGCTACAACACTTAGTACATCAATTGGCGAAAAGGTGGCAAAGTCTGGCGACACAATGACTGGCGCACTTACTTTGCATGCAGATCCTTCAAGCAATCTACATGCAGCAACAAAGCAATATGTAGACGCAGCCCAATCAGCAGCAGAAAGTTATGCTGATGGACTTGCTGGTAACTATGAAACATCTGGCGCAGTTTCTACACACGCTGGTCTTACATCAACACATGGTGTAACTGGTGACATTGTTGGTACATCAGATTCACAAACACTAACCAATAAAACAATTGATGGAAGCAGCAATACACTTTCAAATATTGACAATGCTTCACTTACAAACGATTCAATCACTGTAAATGGATACTCAACAGCACTTGGTTCAAGCGTAACTCTTGATACAGATGATGTTTCAGAAGGTGCAACAAATCAATATTTCACAGAAAATCGTGCAAAAGATGCAGCAGGATATATTCTTGAAAATGCAACTCAAACAAATATATCTATAACATATGATGAGGGAACCCATTCACTTAGCATAACTGCAGAAAATGGTGTTGCTGATTCAACTACTGATGATCTTGATGAGGGATCAACAAATCTATACTTCACAGATGCACGTGCAGTAACTGCACTTGAAGCAGTAGTTCCAAACTTTACAGCAGTAGAGGTTAATAGTGTTGCTAAGCAAGTTGCTGCATCAGCAGCAGTTGCAACTGCAAGCACTGTTACTGCTACATCATGGGCAAAAGCAGACTATCGTACTGCTAAGTTCGTTGTAAAGTTTGAAACAGCAACACATAGCGAAGTTTCTGAAGTTCTTCTAACATTAGATGCAGCAGATAACGTAGCGATTACTGAATATGCTCTTGTTGGTACAAACGGAAACCTAGGTAACGTTTCTGCTGATGTTAGCGGTTCAGATGTAAGACTTCGTGTTACAACACTAAACAATAGTACAGATGTTATGGTGTATGGAACACTTCTAGTCTAAAAATTTAGGGGGTACTAATGGCAACAACAGAAAAAGATTTTAAAGTAAAAAATGGCCTTATCGTAACAAACGGTGGATCATTTGGTGGTGAGGTAACAGTTGCAACACCAACTGTAGGAACCTCTGCTGCTACTAAAGATTATGTTGATACCGCCGTTGGTACCCCCATAGTTCCAACTCAATCAAGTGCTCCAAGCACTCCAGCAGATGGACAGTTATATTTTGATACAGATAATAGACACTTATATATTTATTCTTCAGATGCTTCTGAATGGATTGCTTTAGCAACTTTTGAAGATACTGCAGATTTAAGACAACACATCCATGATACTTCAATTGATGGCAATGGACTTATTGTTAGCATATTCCAAGACGGTGGCTATTATGATAGTTTGTTTTCATCAGAACAAGATGCAGGATATTATGACATGAACAGTTGGGCAATGGAGTGGAACGGTGGCATTGCGATAGATAATTTTAACTAATTATCTGTTATAATAAACAAAGAATGTTTTCTGTAGGAGGAAAATAATATGGCAACAAGAATGCAACAAAGAAGAGGCACAGCAGCCCAATGGACTTCTGCAAATCCAATTTTAAATGCTGGTGAATTTGGTTGGGAGTCTGATACTAATAAGTTTAAAATTGGCGATGGAATTAATCACTGGGCAGACCTTGATTATTTCGTTGATTCATCTTCTACAGTAAACCCATCTTTTGGTTCTAGCATTACATTTGAAGGCTCAACTTCAGATGCTTACGAAACCACTCTTTCCGTTGTTGATCCTACAGCAGATCGCACTATTACACTTCCTAATGCCACAGGAACAGTTCTTCTTGCAGATGGTAGTGGCAATGTAACAATTTCAGGTAATTTAACAGTTTCAGGAAGTACTACTACAGTAAATCAAACAGAAGTTAATGTTACAAATGCGTTTGTTTTTGAAGGCGCTACTGCAGATGCCTATGAAACAACTCTCAGCATTATTGAACCCACAGCAGATAGAACAATTTATCTCAAAGATGATAGCGGAACGCTTGCATTTACATCAGATATAACTACAGCAGTTGGACTTTTAAATACTGATATTTCTAATATAAATTCTGCACTGGCAGGAAAGCAAGCAATAGTCAATAATGTTACAGATACAGAGATTGGCTATCTTGATGGTGTAACATCAGCAATTCAAACACAGTTAGATGCTAAACAAGGAACTGTTGCAGGTGTTTCAGATACTGAAATAGGCTATCTTAATGGAGTTACCTCATCAATTCAAACACAACTTGATTCAAAGCGCAGTAATTCTGAAGATGTTAATCTTGCTGCAACAAAAGTTATTGTCTTTGAAGGTACAACAGATGATGGATATGAGACAACAGTCACAGTAGCAGATCCTACGGCAGATAGAACGATTACACTTCCAGATGCTACTGGAACTATTGCAATTTTGGATGCAACACAAACATTTACAAACAAATCAATTTCTTCTTCAAATAATACTATATCTATTACAGCATCTACAGTTTCTGATTTTACAGAGGCTGCACAAGATGCAATTGGAAATGCAGTAGGAACTGGTCTTTCATACAATGATTCAACAGGCGCTGTTTCAGTTGATACTACAACAATTCAAGAAAGAGTTACAGATGTATCTGATACAGAAATCGGATATTTAAATGGTGTAAGTTCTGCCATTCAAACACAACTTGATGGCAAGGCTTCTTCATCTCACACACATGCACAATCTGATATTACAAATCTTACAACAGATCTTGCTGCAAAGGCAAATCTTTCAGGAGCAACCTTTACTGGTGCAGTAACTCTTGCTGCTGATCCATCAAACGCCTTACATGCAGCAACAAAGCAATATGTTGATGCGCTTGCAGAAGGTTTGCATGTTCATGCTTCTGTAGTAGCAGCAACAACTACAAACATTAACCTTTCAACAGATGTTGAAAATGGAGATGTTCTTGATGGCGTTACCCTTGCTACAGGAAATAGAATTCTTGTTAAGAATCAATCAACTGCATCACAAAATGGTATTTATGTAGTAGCAGCATCTGGCGCTCCATCAAGAGCAACAGATTTTGACTCTCCAGCAGAAATTGATGGTGGAGATTTCTTGTTCGTAACTGGTGGTACAACAAATGATAATACTGGTTGGGTACAAGTAAATACAGTAGGAACTATTGGAACTGATGCGATTGAATTTACACAATTTGCTGGCACTGGAACAATTACAGCAGGAACAAATATTTCAGTTTCTGGAAATCAGGTTTCTGTTGTTAATAATCCAACATTTTCAGGACTTGTAACAGCAACTGCAGCAGGTGTAGCATTCTCAGACGGCACACAAACCAAAGAGGGTGTACCTTCAAGAACACCAATTGTTCAAAAAACTGATTCATATACATTGTCTTCTCTAACCGAAAGAGATACATTGATTGAAATGGGCAAGGCAACAGCACAAACTGTTACAATCCCAGCAAACTCTTCAGTAGCGTTTCCAGTAGGAACATCCATTGATATTCTACAAACTGGTGCAGGACAAGTAACAATTGCTGGAGCAGGTGGAGTGACAGTAAATGCTACTCCTGGATTAAAATTACGTGCTCAGTGGTCATCTGCAACTCTTTTCAAGCGAGCAACAGATACCTGGATAGTAATGGGCGACTTGTCAGCATAATAAAAATTTGATATACTAGAAAAGAGGAGTAAGAATGGCAACTAGAGGCAAAGGAATTAGATCGTCTGCACAAGATAATTTTATTGGTCCAGACAATGTAACTGGAGTTACAGCAACAGATGTTGGAACTTCAAGGGCATATAATAATGGCGCAATAACTGTTTCTTGGACAAATCCGGCTGCTGGCAATACTCCTACTGGATATTATGTTTATGATGGAGCAACACTAAAAGCAACAATTTCTCATCCAACATCTACAACAACCATTACTGGTCTATCAAGCAACACATCTTATACTTTTACCGTTAAGGCCTATGATTCGTATGGAACTGCATCAGGAGCATCTGCATCTGCAACAGCAACAACAGTTCCAGATACTCCATCAGCACCTACTGTATCTTCTGTTGCAAATGATTCAATAGATGTTGTAACATGGTCTGCTCCAGCAACAGGCGGTAAAGCAATTACCACATATTATTGGTCATCTTCTGATGGAAAAAGTGGCTCAACATCTTCTACATCTGTAAATGTTGATCAAGAAGATGGAACCGCTCAAACATATAATGTTTATGCAGCAAATGCAAATGGAAACTCTAATACTTCTGCAAATTCTGCATCATTTACATCATTTAGTTTTGCCCCATTTGGATTCACTCCATTTGGGTTCACTCCGTTTGGATTTACTCCATTCGGATTTACCCCATTCGGATTTACCCCATTCGGATTTACTCCATTTGGGTTTACACCATTCTTTTGGCTTGATGGTGGTAATTCATTAGCACCAGAAATTAGTATTGCAGTGTCAAATGAGCAGGAAGATAGTGTTGATTTTATTGATATTGGTTCTATTCAAACTGGGAATGTTCTTTCATCAATTAATGTTGAAACAAAAGAAAAATCAAACACAATAGTTTCTGCGGTTAATAGATTTGAACAAGACGAGGCCATGCTAATTGATGGCGATGTTTATACTCTTAATCATAAAATGCTTGTAAGAAAAAATGGCATTGAATTGTTTGAAAATGTTGGAAATATTGATACAACATATGAAAAATATTCAACGGTTGAAAATGATTTTGTTTCTATCTTTTCTGTAGAAAAAATTGAAATTCCAGTTTTTGCAATATCTATAGAATGTCAACCAACAAATAACTATACAACAAATAGCGTTGTTCTTTCTGATTAAATAAAGGGGATAATTTGAAAAATAAAAACCCTTGGATAAGGTTTAATAACACTTATCCAAAACTTGTTGATATATTTCCAGATCCAGAGCCAGCATCAAAATATATACCAGATTGGTACAGGCAACAACCTGGATATTATAAAAATGATCAAGGAGTTTTTGACGGCACACAACATTTGACTGTAAAAAAATGTACTGCATTTTTTGATGTAATGTCTTCAGGATATATGATTTTATCACCAATAGATATTTCTATAGATACAACAGTTAGTCCACCAGTATTTGATATTCCAACACAATTTAAATCATTAAGAATGCCAATGATATCATTTCACAATGCTCAACAAATATCTCATTACCCAATAGATCCTGAAAAAGAAATATCTACTATTCTTAGAATTAACCTAGTTTGGGTAATATCTACAAGTCCAGGAACTAGTTGTTTGTTTGTTGACCCCCAGCACAAAGATAAGAGTCCATTAAAGGCTGTTTCTGCAATTATAGATACTGATAATTTTTATTCAGATGGTTTGTTTTCTTTTATAGTTCAAAAAGACTTTAAAGGTATTATAAAAAAGGGCACCCCATTAGTACAAATACTACCATATAAAAGAGAGTCTTGGACACATGAGGTAGATAATGAGTTTGATCCTGTTGATAAATTAAGGCATCAAAGATTTAAAATCCGTAGTGTTTTTAATGGCGGGTATAAAAAATATTTTTGGAATAAAAAAGAATATAAGTAGCGTTTAAAATTTTAAAAAACTCTATGTAATCTATATGTTGAGAGTTTACAAAAACTAAAAACTCTGCTACAATTAGTTATTATTCAAATTCAATTTACTTAGGAGATTTACGCTTATGTCAGATGTTTTTTCTTTTCGGCTTTCCGATGATTTTGTTACAAAATATGCAGAAATAGAGCCTCCTTTTGGCTTTAAAGATGCTGGACTTAACTCATTAGGAGAGATTACATTTATCCGTACTTATTCTCGTGTTAAGGATGACGGAACTAAAGAAAGATGGCATGAGGTATGTAAAAGGGTAATCGAAGGTATGTATTCTGTACAAAAGAATCATGCAAAGGAAAACAGGCTACCTTGGAATGACTATAAAGCACAGAAGTCAGCACAAGAAGCGTTTGATCGTATGTTTAATCTAAAGTGGACTCCACCAGGAAGAGGCCTATGGGCATTTGGCACACCAATGACTATGGAGAAGCGCAACTCTGCTGCCCTTCAAAATTGTGCCATGGTATCAACTCGTGATATTGATAGAAATGATCCAGGGGCTTTGTTTGCTTGGGTTATGGATGCTTTAATGCTTGGTGTTGGAGTAGGGTTTGATACGGTTGGACAAGATAAAGAAATGCCAATTTATGCACCAACAGAACCTGTTGTAACTTATCAAATTCCAGATACTCGTGAAGGATGGGTAGAAGCAACAAGAATGTTGCTTAATTCAATGCTTAGACCAAATCAAAATATTCAAGAGTTTGACTATTCTTTAATACGTCCTGCAGGAGCACCAATTAAAGGCTTTGGAGGCGTTTCAAGCGGTCCACAACCTTTGATTGATCTTCACAATAGGCTTCGTAAAGTAATCGGCTCTAGAGTCGGAGAAAGCCTTGATGCAAGGGCTATTGTTGACATTGTAAACCTAATTGGGACATGTGTTGTTTCTGGAAATGTTAGGCGTTCTGCAACACTAGCATTAGGTGCTGCAGGTGATAATGATTTTATTAATCTAAAAAACTCAGAAGTATTTCCAGAAAGAAACTCATTTGATTCAGAAAATCCAGGATGGGCATGGATGAGTAACAATTCTATTTCTGCTACAGTTGGAACAAAATATGAAGATTATGTTGATCTTATTTCTAATAATGGTGAGCCAGGATTTATTTGGCTAGATGTTGCTAGAAATTATGGTCGTCTTGCAGACCCAGAAGATGGAAAAGACTATCGTGTTATGGGATTTAATCCTTGTGCAGAACAACCACTAGAATCATATGAACTTTGTACGCTTGTTGAAGTTCATCTTAACCGACATGAAAACAAAGAAGACTTTTTGCGTACATTAAAGTTTGCTTATCTTTATGGCAAGACAGTTACTCTTGTTCCTACACATTGGCAGATTACAAATGGAATTATGCAGCGTAATCGCCGTATTGGCACATCTCTTACTGGCATTGCATCATTTGCTGATACTCACGGCCTTCCAGCAACTCGTGACTGGATGGATGAAGGATATCAAACAATTCGTAAATATGACAAGCAATATTCAGAATGGCTGTGTGTTCGTGAATCAATTCGTGTAACTACAGTAAAGCCATCTGGTTCTGTCTCACTACTTTCTGGTGCTTCTCCAGGAGTTCACTGGCCAGTTGGCGGAGAATATTTCCTTCGTGCAATTAGATTTAGTGATCAAGATCCAATGTTACATTTATTTAAAGCAGCAGGATACAAGATGGAAGATGATTTAGTGTCTGCTAACACTGTTGTTGTTTATTTTCCAGTTCATTCAGGGCATCCAAGATCAGAAAAGGATGTAACTTTGTTTGAAAAGATTGGTCTTGCAGCAACAACTCAGAAGTATTGGTCTGATAATGGTGTTTCTGTAACATTGTCGTTTGATAAAGAATCAGAAACAAAACACATTGCTCCAGCATTACATATGTATGAAGGTCAGTTAAAGGCTGTTTCGTTCCTTCCTATGGGAAATATGGTATATCCGCAACAACCATATCAACAGATTACTCAGCAAGAATATGATGACTATGTTGGTAAAATTGCAAAGATCGATTGGTCAGCAATTTATGACGGGGTACAAAACCTAGATTCTGTCGGAGAAATGTATTGCACCACAGACTATTGTGAAATTAAAGTATCATAATGTATTCTATTGTTAATAACATTATCGATCAAGAAAAACTTGACATGGTGTTGAACTATGCTAAAAATACAAAGTTTAATACTAAAGAAGATCATATACCTCTTCATGATCCTTTATTTTCTAATCCATATGTTGATTTTGATTTAATTACATATGGCGATTTAAATAAAGAGATTGTTGATGAATTTATAACCATTTCTAATACAATTAAAAAAGAAACCAGCAATCTTTCTGGAATTCAATATGACGAGCCAATTTTAGGAAAAAGTTATATAGCAAGGTTTAGTCCAGGAACATATCCACTACAAGGTTATGATGCCTCTAGGCCAGAAAAAACATACACGTCTATCTTTGTTTGGGGAGATGTATATGATGGATTTTGTTTTACTGTTGATGGCAATAAGGTATTGTTAAATCCAGGAGACTGCCTAATAATTCCAGAATCAAGCAAATATAGTCGGATATCAAAAGAACTTTCTTCAGGAATTCTTTTTATTTCTCAGTTTTGGAATGCTCCTGCTGGCATATCTCCTTATCCAGGATTAAAGTATGAAGAAATCTATTGGGGAAATCCTTTATATGATAAAATTGGGTAGGTGATACTATGACTACCCCATCTAATTTATATGCCGAAAAGGTATATGCAGAGCATCCCATTGCTTTATGGTCATTAGATGATAGTCTAGATTATTTACAGTTTTTATCAGAATCTAACAGATTAATAGACGAGCCAGCGTGGACAATCACTGGGGTAGATAATTATTATACTACTTCATATATTGAAGGTGTTCCATTTCCAAATAGTTATATTTCTACAATCGAAGGAACACCAAACGCTCTGGTTGTTTTAAAAAGCCCATCGCTTGGGTCTTTAGATGATTTTCACAATAGTTTAGGAACATTTTGTACATCTTTGTATTATTATTCTAATAGCACAAATTATGATTATATTGAGATTGGATATGAGTATGTTGATTCTGATACTTTGTTAACAATAACAAATGTTAACAGATTTACAACAATAACTCAAGATGTCTGGTCTTTTTTATCTCATACATTTGCAGTTCCAGAAGATCCAGCAACCTTTAAATTTGTTATTAAAATTCAACTTAATGATAATGGATCAACTCCAGATGATTATGTTTTTTATTTTAATGGCCTAAGTGTTGGACAGTGGTCTGAAGAATTTAATGCAACTTCTTTAGGCGTTGAATCAATTAATTTACCATCATCTGTTGCACTTCAAGAACTTGGTTTAAAGGCAATAGAATCAGATGCCTATGGATCTAATATAGACAAGGGATATTATGTTATCTCTAACAACATTTTAACTGCAAAAAATACCAGCATTCCGCTTGTTTATGGATCTGCTGGTGTAATTAAACTTATTCCAAATTCATCAACAACCGTTATAAATGTTTTGGATGGTGGATTGCCATCAACTGTAACTTTTTCTGGTACAGTCGATGGTGGTATTGTTCCAGAATTACAAGAAGATTTTTTTGATAGTGGTCTTGTAGCAATAACTCCTTCGTATATAATTCCAGGAAAAGGTTTTTTAAATAACTCTGGGAAATATAAAAAATATACTTTAGAGTTTTGGGCAAGAATTGAAAGTAACACAAAAGAGCCTCATAGAATCGTGGGTCCAATCGCCTCTAATGATGGAATTTATGTTGAAAAGGGTTTTGTTACTGTTGTAATAGGCAATAAATTTGCATCACATTTTGTTGGTGAATGGATTAGACCAATGTTATTTAATTTAATATTAAATGAACAAAATGCATCTTTGTTAATTAATGGAGAGCAAGTTTTATCATTAGACATAGATTACTCATCGCTTTCTTTGCCAAATAAATTAAATGATGATGAAAAAGATCAAGATTATATTGGATTTTTTGCATTTAATGATGTTGAGTCTTTTGAGATTGATTCAGTTGCAATTTATCCTTATGCTGTAACAGATATAATTGCTAAAAGAAGATTTGTTTATGGACAAGGCGTAGGCTCATCAGAAAGAATAGATAACTATTATGCTGGAGTAACCGCAGCAATTGATTATCCTGAAGCAGAATATACATCGGATTATAATTATCCAGATTTTGCAAGATGGGACCAGGCCATATTTGATAATGTTATAACTGATGGAATATCTTTGCAAACACCAGACTACTTACTTCCTGACATATTTATTTCTGGAGCAAGTTTAGATTCTTTATATAATGATATCAATGACTTGCAAACAGCAGAAACAAAGTTTTTTACATTTAATCCAAATTCATCCTGGAATTCAATTAACTCATATATTCATTTTAATAGATTAGATAATTTAACGAGTGTTGTAAAAATGATTAATGCAGTGTTTTCTGTTGCAGAAAATAGCGTAGGAGAGCAAACACTTATAAAAATTTATAATGATTTTAATAATAATTATTTAAAAATTATTCAAGATGGATTAGACATTAAATATTTATTTAATTTTAATAATAACGAGATAGAACTTTATTCTTTTGAAACAACGATAAATTCACAGTTTGCATTAGGGTTTGATATTGATGCCATGTCTGCTGAATATGAAAATTTAAGTTCATTTTTTAACAATTTAAGTTTATTAAAAATGTATGTAGGAGGAGATAATTCAGGCACCAAAAAGTTTACGGGTAAAATTTTCAGTCTTGGATTCAGTACTATAGATAACAAAAAACAATTCGAAGATTACATAGAAGTTGATGGTATTATAAATTATCAAGAGCATGATCAATTTTTAAATAATTTGTCTAGTTATACCTTGTTGCCAACTGTTAAGTATAACTCTTTCTTTTTAGATATCGGAGTTTCAGGATATTGGCAAGATTATGTGCCACTTTCTTATTTTGCAACATATGTTACAAACAGCATAGGTGGTAAATACTATGATCTTGATTTCTTACAGTTTAACGTTGACTATCCATCTCCATCAAAGACAATAGAATCTGAAACAACTTCAGAATGGCAATACTCAGAACTAGATGATTCTTTTACTCATCCAGTAATAAAGCCTTATGCATCAATAGATAGCCAACCACTTACTGGCTGGATAGATTATTATGATATGACACAAAATGCTGACAAATATTATAAATATGATATGTCTGATGAAGATGTAAGAACTTATATTACAATGCAATATATTGCTGATGGGGTAAATAATTTGCAGAGCACCTTTACAACAACAACACAAATAGATGAAAACAAAGTTGTTGATTTATCAGATCACAGTCAGTGGCTAACACATAAATTTGAGGTCGTAGACGGATCTATTATCTACCCTCCTTCTGGAACTGATTTCAATGAACTTGCAATAGTTTATAGATTAGAATTTAATACAAGAGGTATTTTAAATAAAAAAATTAAAGTAAAAAAATTACAGATTGCGTCACAAGCATTTGATAATAATAAATTTTCAAAAATTGGAACAAAGTTTGGATATTCTTTAATTCCTTACGTTAGAAGCGGTTTGTACTATGATTATAAAACAAAAAATCCTTTTACTATTTACAAAAACTCAACACCACATTTATATATGACCTCTAATAGTGGTATTGAATTAAAAGAAAATTATCAAAGTGGTATAGATAAAGGATTATACTTTACAATTAATCAAGGTCAATCAGATAACTATAAGGTTTCTGCTTTACAGTTTTGGATAAGATCAAATAATACATTTTTTCCGGGAACTAGAAAAAAATTTGCAGAAATAAACTATAATGGCGACTCTATAGAATTTTATATAGTTGCCAATAGCAATTTAGGCAATAGGGGTAGGCTTATTGCTATTAAAAAAAGCACTGGCCAGCCATTTACAGATTTAAAATATTATGTGAATGGTAATTATGTAAGAGAGCCAGTTATTTCTAGAAGAGAATGGGCAGTTATTGGTATATCCTTTACGCAAAATCTTGATTTTGATAACTTCTTGGGGTCTTTAAACTTGACTGGGCCATATTTATTTAATTTTGTTTCTTATTATCAAGCAACCAATTTACAGTTGGCTCAAAGCAGAATTTTAAGATCCTGGTCTGAGGTAGAAGAGGAAGACTCTGTCATAAGAAATTGGACCTTCTGGGATGAAAATTATACATGGAATCAAGTTTTGGTAATAGGCACATCAGATTTATATGGTACCAACCCATCAGATATATATAAAACATATATTGGAACTAATAAAATTATAATTGATGATGATAATGGTGTTGTAATAACACCAGACAAGTTAAAGATTTATCAGGAACCTTCCTGGCAATCGTTTGTTGTTACTCCAGTATAATATGGTATACTTGTGGTTATGAATAAGCCAAAACCAGAAAAAGTTGGTAAATCCAAACTCAAAGTAATTGAAAAAGGTTATGATTGGGGTATGTATATTTGGATTAAGCCTAATGGAAAGGCTTTTGGAGATGGACATGGAAACCTTCTTAACATTCCTTCAATGCGAGGAGATTTACAAAAAATGGCCGAATTAAGAAGAGCAGCAGAATATTATGGTTGTGAAGGTGGGCATGCAGAGTTTCATGCTGGAATTAAAAGAGTTAGTGAAATGGAATATACTGAACAGTTAGCAAGAATGCGTGAAGGTTTGATTCCAAATATGAATGATCTTGGTGCAGTTTATGACGCACAGCAAACATTAAAGGTACATGGTGAAGAATAATGAATGAAGAATATATTCTTGGCGCATCAATCAGTGATCCAGTAGAAAAAAGTGATGAATTTAAAAAAAGCGATCCTTTTGGAAAATCTTGGGATGATCTAAAAGGATTAGGAAATTTAGATCAAAATTTTAAAAGACGTACATCAAGAAACTTGGGAAAAGTAGATACAGCAGCAAATGCATATCTTAATAGCGCAAACTCAAGTCCAGCAGGTGTTGAAGATGCACGATCAAAGGCTATAAATCCTGGCGCAGTAATTAGAAATGGTTATGGTTTGTTTGATGTTATTACACCACCAT